CTGGTCGCGCAGGGACAGCAGGGCAGAGGCCTGCTCGCTGAGCGGATGGCGGTTGAAGGCGACGCCGCCAGCCCCATAAGCAAGCTGGAAGCGCTGGCCGCCAGGCGTGCGCTGTGGCTGGACGAGCAGCAGCTGGCCCTGGCGGACATCAAGGCCGGCCTCTCCGGCAGTCTGTTCCGGGTATCGGCCTCCGGTACCCCGGGTGCCATCGCCGCCGCCCTCGCCGGCGGCCTGCCCGGCTACGAGCGGGGGCATGCCGCCGCCGTGTTGCTCACCTCGGCCCAGCCGCTCACCTTTTTCGAGGAGTTACTGCCATGATTGCACTGGATGGCGAGCTGATCCGCCTCAAGTCCCCCCGCATCAGCCTGAGCATGGAATTCAAGGAGCAGGACACCTCCGGCCAGACCTCCGGCACCGACGGCGCCGAACAGGGCGAAAAGGGCAAGGAGCTGCAGGTGACCGGCCTGATCCCCTTCTCCGACCCCACCGGCCTGGCCCAACTGTTCGAGCTGGCCCAGGCCAAGGGCGACGGCAACGAGCGCAAAATCTACCGCATCGGCTGCGAGCTGGCCGAAGCGGTCAAGATCTACCAGGTCAAATTCGTCGGCCGCATCATGGCCCCGGAGCAAGAGGGACTGCTGGCCTGGCGCGTTACCTTCACCCTTCGCGAGCACCTGTCGGTGCCGGAAAAACTCGAACAGCGCCGCCCGCAGCCGGAAGCCCAGGTCACCCAGGGCACCGCCAACGCCGAGCCGGTCGCCCCGGCCGGCACAGTGGACGGCGCAGAACAGCAACAGCGGGAGCTGACCCGTACCGAAAAATTCCTGAAAAAGCTGGACGACGCCCTGGGAGGAAACAGTGAAGCTGAACAAACGGCTTAACATCAACGGCCAGCCCGTCACCCTCGCCAACGACAAGTTGATGCTGGAGCTCTCCGCCGCCGGCCGCGGCATCGTCACCGTCGCCGGTCAGGCCAAGGTGCGCGACCGGGTGCAGCTCGACATCGGTTACGGCCAGCGCATGGAGCCCTATTTCACCGGCATCGTCACCAAGGCGGTACCGGCCGAAAACGGCCATACCAAGCTGGTGATCAAGGAGTTGGCCTTCGTGCTCGGCACCCGGCTCACCATCAGCCTGCAGCACGCCACCTTTCGCCGGGTGCTGGAGTGGGTGGGGGAAGAAACCGGCCTTGCCTTCGTGCTGCCCGCCGGCGCCGACTACACCGACCGCCCAATCCCCAACTTCACCAGCGCCGGCTCCGGCGCCCAGTTGCTGCAGAACGCCGGCCGGGCCTTCAACATCCCCGACTTCTGCTGGTACCAGCAGCAGGACGGCACCCTGTACGCCGGCAGCTATCAACACTCCCGCTGGCCGTCCCGCCCGGTCACCATCGACCAGGCCGAAACCGGCGCCCAGGCCGGCGGCAACACCATCACCGTGCCCGCCTCCCCCGCCCTGCGCCCCGGCGCCCTGGTCAACGGCAACCAGATCACCCGGGTGGAATTCGACGGTACCCACATGCGCCTGCAATGGGCCGGCAGCCAGAAAACACCCCAGCAGCGGCAGATGGAGCAGCAATACCCCGAGCTGGCCGCCGGATTCCATCTGCCCCAGTTCGGCCAGGTCATCGCCGTGGCCGACCACGCCCGGGCCGGCGAACTCAACGACCCATTCCGCCCCCGCTACGCCGTGGACGTGCAGATGCTCGACGAAAACGGCCAGCCCGACCAGGCCGTGCCCGTCTATCAGGCGGTGCCGCTGCCGGTGCTGTTCGGCGGCCCCGAGCAGGGCCAATTCCAGTACCCGGTACCGGGCACCCTGGTGGAGCTGGGCTTCGCCTTTGGTCGCGCCGACCAGCCCTTTATCCGCACCGTGCTCGGCACCGGCTGGCCCCTGCCCGATATCCAGCCCGGCGAGCAGCTGCAGCAGCAGCGGGCCGAGGTATTCCAGCGCACCGATCCGGCCGGCAACCACACCCTGGCCACCGACCAGGCCATCCACCACATCGCCGCCCAGCTCACCCAGCAGGCCGACGACTACCACGGCGAGTTCGGCAGCCAGCACGCCACCGTGGCCCAGCACAGCACCGAGGCCGTGGCCGGCCGCAAGCTGATCGAGGCACTGGGTGCCATCGAGCTGCTCGCCGGCGACGATATCGAACTGGCCACCCTGGCCAACCTGCACCTGGTGGCCGCCGGCGAGCGGGTCGACGTGACCGGCGGCGACTACCAGCACGGCATCGGCGGCAACAGCACCACCACCATCCAGGGCAATCGCAGCCTCACCGTGCAGGGCAACGAACAGCGCACCACCCAGGGAAACACCACCGAACAGATCACCGGCAACAAGACCAGCACCGCCCAGGCCCAGGTGATCCAGGGCCAGAGCATCGTGCTGGGCAACGGCACCCACAACATGCTGGCCCTGATGATCAGCATGATGGCCAACGTGCAGGAGGCCCTGCAGAAGCTCGACGGCCACACCCACCCCGACCACCACCAGCCGCCCAACGTCCAGGGCCAGGTGGCCGGCCACGCCGGCAACATCGGCACCATCAAGGGCAACCTGCAAAGCTTCACCGGCTAAACACCTGTCACACCCACCCAGGCGGCCCACAGCGGCCGCCTTCTTGTATCCCCACCCCGCTGCTATATGCCAAGCTCTCCAGCTATATGCTAAGCCCAGCCGCTATATGCTAAGCCCGGCCCGCCGCCGCCACGGCAACCGCCCACGCACGCGCTCGCCCCACGAAAACCGCGCTCCTCCGCGCCCGCCTTCGCGCTTTGCGTGGTAAAAATCGGGAAATTCTGCGGGAGTGCAAACGCCACCGCCAGGCCGCGCCGTTATTGGGATCTCGGCTTGATCTGAGGATCTGCAACCAGTGAAGAGAATTGCACGAAAATGAAGGAATTAGGGGCAAGCAAGATCAGCGGCAGGATCGGCAAAGCCGCGCCGGGCCTGGGCTTCGTCTCGTTTACGTGGGGGAAGGCACCGGCAGGGTGAAAAACCGCCCAGCCCGCAAGCCGCGCCAGAACTGAACGCCGTCGGTGAGCAGATTTCAAAAAAGATCATCGGTACCGGAATAAATCAGATTGTTTGTATTGACAATCAAATCGGGAGGGATTATATTTGAATCATGAACTGACGGACAGTTCACCGCCCCGGCGGAACCGGGACAAAAGGAAAGCACCATGATTTACACCGTACTGCTCGCAGATGACACCGTCGGCACCATCCACAGCGACACCCTCGACGGACAACACGCATCCGACTTTATCGGAGAAGTGGTCAACGTCCATCTTCACGATGAAAACGGAAACAGCATCCAGAAACAGGGGCGTCTGGTAGAGGTTCTGGAAGAAAGCGAATACTGATACGGACAAGGGCGGCACTGGCCGCCCTTTTTGCATCTGGAGGGATCATGAACGAAGGCAAATTCAAAACCTATATGTACGCCGCCAAGACCATCGGCGGCGACTACGCGGCCGGCTATCAGCGCGGCCTGCGTCGCCACTTCCACGGCGAGAAGTTCGGCACCGAGGCCGAGCACCAGCAGTGGCTGGCCCTGGATGGCCACCGTCAGGAGCTGGGCGATGGCTACCGGGATGGCGTGGAAGGCGGGCCGCCGCGGGGCTTTCACGGCAACCTGGGCAACCTCAACGCCCAGGGCGAGCTGCCGGCGGACAGCCAGATGCAGATCCGGCTTAACAGCCAGGTCAAGGCGCGCTACGTCAAGAAAGCCCAGCGCGAGGGTATGAAGCTATCTGCATGGGTACTGAAAACACTGGATGCGGCCTGCCAGGATAATGACCATGAAAACCATTGAATTGCACGGCAGCGAGGCGAAGCGAATCATCATCCTCACCCGTGAGGAAGCCCTGGAGACCATCGAGTACCTAATCCGGGAGCTGGCGGAACTGCCGCCAAAATCGGAAATCGAGCTGATCACCGAGTGGGACGAGGTCGAATAAAATAACCCGCCATCCGGCGGGTTTTATACGCCAGTGGCGCCGCGCACAGCTGCGCCGATCACCTCGCCAACCAGGGACCGGATGGCATCGGCTCCGCTGCTCTTGGCCTGTGTTGCCAGTCGCTCCCCCAGGCTGCATTTGCCCTCCAGGCTGGCAGGAACGGCCCTTAGCGCCTCCAGTCCCTTGGCGGTTAGCACAACTCCGCCGGCAATGCCGAGCTGGGCGTCAATTTGGGAACACCGCAAATAACCGGCCTGGGCCAACCAGCCCAGCGAGTTATTAAAAAACTCTCCGTCCCCAGTAATCACTTCCGCGCCCAAAAAATCGTTATAAGCGAGCGCGTTCTCAATGTAGCTTGTCGCCTTAAGAGTGGCAGGGCAGGGAAACGAGGTATACAAATCCCCAAGCACCTGCGCCACTATCTGATCAAAGCGTTCAATGTTAGAGGTAGTCACTAGCAGGGCCTTTAAGACTGTATTCGCCCGGGCTTGGCGCTGAAATCAACAATTTTTTGGGCGCCCATGTCGTAAACACATTCGTAGGTGTGACGGATTTCGTTACCCAGGCCGTTGACCATTCTGATCTGATCACCGATATAGGTCATGGTGTTGGCGGCAGCGTCATGGCGGAAATGAGAAAACGTAGGCGTTAACATGCCGTCGCTCCACTTGTAGTCATACTTGGCAAGCCGCTGAATAAGAGGCTTGCAATCTATAGTTGCCTTCAAGTTGTGCTGGGTAAACAGGCATTGGGAATCGTTAAGGGAGCACTGTTCTGTAGTAGAAGGTTTCTTTTTCTGCTCGCCGCTAGTCTGGCTGTTTGATTTAGGTTCGGAAGAGTCACCAAAAAAAGAAGAGATAGCGAACAATATGATCATCAAAAAAATAACGCCAAGGCAGCCCTGCATGGCGGTTACCGTGGGGTGCTTTACTCCACAGTAAGGGCAGGTCTTGGCGCTGGTGGAAACTTCTTTTTTGCATTCTTTGCAGGGTTTTAATGCCATAGCGTTTAGCTCTATTTGCTGAATGGTTACTCGATGATGCAATCTTTTCTGAATCTGGCCATCGTCTCGTTCATGGCATTCAGATGAACTCTTGCGGAACTGCGGTACTGCTCAAATTCTTTCGAACCTTCCTTGTGTCGTTGCATCTGGTGGATGTGATAGGCCATCTGCTCAGTTCTAAAGCTAAACTCGGTCACAAAGCTGGCGTAGTTCGGCAGCCTCATGGCATCAGCGGGAGTAAGTGGGAATCGCTGCTCGAATGTCTTGATGGTGGGTGTTAGCTTGCTGCTCTTCCATTCAGCATAGTTGCCATAGCTTCCGGTCATGGCCTCCTGAAGGAGGGCGTCAAAACCTAGATCATCAATTCCGTCCTGGGCTCGCTGGGCCGCCTGGCAGTCTTCGGTATTCCTGATTTCAATGGCGAGCGCCGGGGATGCCAGTGTTAGCGCAATAAAAGCGGACGCAATGGATCTTTTTATCATTCTGCTCTCCGTGCTGTTGTTATTGGTTATCGTCGTTTTCGTCTGTACTTCCTGTGCTCGACCATGGTGCCGATGATGGCAATCGGGCACATGTCCGAGCGGATCGGGGCGTAGTCCTCGTTAAGCGGTACCAGTTCGAAATATTCCACCCCGTCCTGGTTAAAGCCGCGGGGACGGTACTTTTTGAAAGTGGCCTCCCGGCTGCCGTTCTTGGCCGCCACATAGTCGCCGGGCACCGGGTCGATGTCCGGATCGATAATCACCAGGTCGCCCTCGTCGAATACCGGTGTCATCGAGTCGCCGCTGATGCGCATGCCAAAGGCCCGCTCACCAATATCGTCATCGGCCTGCACATACTCCAGGCCGCCGTCTACCTCACGGATTTCCAGCACCTCGGTCAACTGCCCCGCCTGCACATAACTCAGCACCGGTATCTGGTGAGTGCCAAGGGTGGCAGGTTCCACATTGGAAAAGGCGCTTGGGCGCATTTTCTCGGGTAACCCGAGCTTAGCCGCCAATGAGGGACTGATATCAGCTGGGGATACAGCAAGCTCCTTACTCAAGCGTAAAAGCGCTTCCAGGCTGAGCGCGGTCTTGCCGGTCATGAACTGGCTGACAGCGCTTTGTCCAGACCACCCACAGCGAGCAGCAAGCTCCTCTTGGGTTAGCTTGACACCTTGCTCAGCCAACACCTTTTTCCGGGCATGGTAAGCCGCCTTGAGTCTGCTGGCGTCATCAAGCTGGGTCTTTGACAGTCCCTTCTTCGCCGGTGGAGTTGCGGAGCTATTCATAAGGTCATTTTTATCAGCTCTGCTAATAAAATCACAAACACCGCTAGTGATTTTTACTTGCTCTAAAAAATCACCTGAGCTAATGTTTACTGCGTATGAATCACCACGGGTGTTAATCATGAACCAAATCCCTCTCCGCAAGTACGTGAAGGGCAAGCGCCAAGGCGCCGTGGCCCGGATGATCGGGGTCTCCCAAGGGGCCTTGTCGCAGATGCTCAAAAGCGAAAGGCGCATCTACGTCAGGGTTGATGGCAGCGGAAGTGCCATTGAGGCCTTCGAGATCAAGACATTGGGCAAGAACGTGGCAGATCAAGAGCCCACCCAGCAACCAACCTAAGCCACACGCTTATTCAACCACGCCAAGGATGCCAACAAATGTATAAGCCTCATTTGGATAAATTCGGTACCGAGTACCCGCACTGGGAATCGGCCATCACCCGCTTCAAGGCCGCGCACAATCAAAGCGACGTGGCCCGCGCCATGGGCATCAAGCCCCAGCTGTGGATCAACAAGCTCTCCATCGAGCAGACCGGCGAGCCCACGGTAAAAAACGTGATAGACGCCGCCCGCGTGACCGGCGACCACACCCTGGTGCAGGGCCTGCTGCTGGAACTGGACATGAGCGGCATCCAGCTGCCCAAGTCCAGCCACGCCGCCAGCCAGACCCCGCTCACCCACCAGGCGCTGGAGATCACCGCCACCGCCGGTGAACTGGCCCGTCACGCCATCGAGGCCCAGCAGACCGGGCAGGTAAACCGCCAGGCCCGCGACCAGGCCGTCAACCGGGCCACCGCCATGATCGGCGCCCTCGCCCTCTTTGTGCACGACGTAGAATCCCGCTTTCACGCCATTCCTGGCATCACCGTAGCGCTGGACACCCTGGCCAGCTCGGTGGTGCCGGGCATTACCGGATAGGAGCCACGCCATGAACCACATCACCACCGCCCGTCTGCTGCGGGTACAGGCCCCCGTTTGCACCACGCCGCTGCGGCCCGAGGTGATCACTCATCGCCACCGCCCCGGCTTTGTCGAGCGCCAAGACGGCAGCTGGATTTGCCTGCCCGTTCAGCACAACAGAAAACGGCGCATCCACCGCCGTCGCCGGCTGTGGGACTGGCTGGCCGGCGTGCTGGGCACTACTGCCCCAGGAGGTGCCGCATGACCGCCTATCGCGCCATTACCCAGCCCGCCGGCGAGCTGGCCATTAACCACATGCGCCACCTGCTGGGCCGCTGCCGCATCGCCAGCTGGTGGAGCAGCCAGCCCCGCGCCGTGCGCGAAGGCATCTGCCGCGCCGCCGCCCTCAAGCCGGCCCTGTACTGGGACAAGCCACTGGCACAAATGACCGACGACGAGCGCGAAGCCATCCGCCGCGCCGTGGTGGCACTCAAGCAGGCCATGGCCGCCATGGCCGCCACCGACCGGGGCGAATGGCTGCATATCGCCGACTTTGCCGGCGTGGCGGATGAAGCAATCGAAGAACAGCAGGAAGAAGACAGGCGCCGGGAACTGCTGGCCCAGCAGGCGCAGCTGCTCAGGCAGCGGGCAGAAAAGGTGAAGGCCGCCCAGCGGTAACTGGAGGCGGCCTTCGGATGTGTATCCACGCCAATGAATACGAGAAAACTATGACACAGCTTAACGCAATACGCAAAGCGGCCAACGACCGCATCCACAACTTTAACCAGCTGGTGCGGGTAGGGCAGTCCCGCAGCGTCGAGTTTGCCACCGAGTGCGCCCTGGAAGTGCTGGCCGAGCTGGCCGATGAACTGGGCGCCCTGGCCATGTACCAGCAAATCACCAACCGAATGCATCAACTGGAGCAGCACCGGGTGCTGGCTCCTATCACCGCCATGGGGGTGCAGGCATGAAGCGCAGTGATATGGAGTTCTGGTTGGCCAGGCTGGCTAACGCCGCACAGCAGCAGGCGTACTTTCTGGCCTTTGCTCGCCAAGATCTGGAGCAGGCCGCCGCCCGTCGCCAACTGGGCGACCGGGAAGGGGCAGCCGCAGCCCTGAATAGCGCCGGCAACCAACGCCGCCTGGGCATCGCCTGTGCCGCTGACGTTGCCCGTATCCGCAACCTGCTGCTGGAGAATTGCCATGACTGAACGCGATCTGTTCCACGGGTTTTACCGCGCCACCCGTCTCGACATGAATCGTGCCAGCTTTGCGGATGAAGAACGCATGAGACTGGCCGCCGAAGCTGCCCGCGCTGGCTTCAGCAGCAGTCAGATCTTCAAGGCCCGCAACGCTGCTCTTTGCTCCACGCTAAACCGTATGCAGCAACACCATGAGCCCAGCAAGCACAGCGTGGCCATTCAACTGGCTGTACATACCTTTGGCCGAGTGACCAAGGGGGTGGCATGAGCGAGCGTAAGCTTAACGCCACCGACCACCTGCGCGCCCACTGGCGGCAGGCCAAGGCCGACTTTTGGCGCCACTGGCAAGAGTGCTTCGAGCTGCCCGCCGCCCGCCGGCCGGGCCGCAACAGCGCCCGCGACCGACTGATCCTCGACCTGGGCACCATCCGCAGCCTCTACTGGCAGGCCCTGGGCCTGAACGCCCTGCCCATCGCCCGCGCCATCGGCGCCTGGTGGCGCAAAACCGCCCCGGTGCACCGGCTTGGGGAGGTGGTGCTGTGACTGCCTACACCTACACCGCCGAAGAGCTGGCCGGCTTTTTCGCCCCGCCAGAAAAGCAGCAAGGCCGCCGCGTCGCCGGCCAGCCGGTCAAGCGCGAGCTGTTCCAGCAGCACCACGAACAGGAAAACCTGCGCTGGGCCGAGGATCTGCTGGCCCAGGTGGAAGACCACGCCGCCAGCGCCCTGTTCCGCGAATACCAGCGCCGTCTGGGCCGCAACCAGGCCCGCAGTGCCAACATCTGGCTGCGCAAGAGCGTCGAGCAAATTAAGGCCCACGCCGCCCGCTTCCCCCTGCCCCTGCGCATGGTGGCCAACGAACTCAGCCGGGCCAACATCGCCCGCGAGTGGGCCAACGCCGTGGCCGCCATCATCCAGGACCAAACCGCCGACTTCACCCAGGTGGTGCCCGTCCAGCAGCTGCTGGATGCCGCCCTGGAGCCGGCCCGCAAGTGGGGCATCTCCCCGCTGCTGCCGGTAATCAAGGACGAGGCCAACGACCGCCAGCTCGACATGGCCGCCAGTGCCCTCGCCCGCCTGCAGGATCCCGAGTGGTGGGAGCGGCAAATCACCAAGGCCTGGCGCCGCTACGCCGAGCACGTCGCAATCCTGGTCGGCCGGGTCCGCCGCGGCGTAAGCCCCTACGTGTCCGAGCGCGCCCTGCAGGACTACCAGGCCCGCAAGCGCGCCGGTGCCGCCTGGCTGCAAACCATGTTCGCCATCAACGAGGAGCTGGGTTATGAAGTCCCTCTCGCCGAGGCCGTGGCCGGCAGCGTCGCCAACCCGGAGATCCGCCGCCACGAACTCATGGTGCGGATGCGCGGCTTTGAAGATTTGGCAGAAGACCAGGGCTGGGTAGGCGAGTTCTACACCTGGACCGCTCCCAGCCGCTTCCACGCCTGGACCGTGGCCCGCAACAAAAAGACCGTGCAAAACCCGCGCTACGACGGCGCCAACCCCCGCCAGACCCAGCACTATCTGTGCGGCCAGTGGGCCAAGGCCCGCGCCAAGCTGGCCCGCCTGGGCGTGCGCTTTTACGGCTTTCGGGTGGTGGAGCCGCACCACGACGGCACCCCGCACTGGCACCTGCTGCTGTTCGTTCGCCCCCAGCAGCGCCGCCTGCTGCGCTGGGTGCTGCGCCGCTACGCCTGCGAGCACGACAAGACCGAGCTGGCCAACAGCTACAAGCCCCGCTTCGACTGGCGCGCCATCGACCCCGCCAAGGGCTCGGCCACCGGCTATATCGCCAAGTACATCGCCAAGAACATCGACGGCTTCAAGGTCGGCATCGACGAAGAAACCGGCACCGCCGCCAACAACACCGCCGCCAACGTCGCCGCCTGGGCCAGCTGGTGGGGCATCCGCCAGTTTCAGCAAATTGGCGGCCCCAGCGTGACAGTGTGGCGCGAGCTGCGCCGCCTGCGCGAAGCCACCGCCAACCCCGTGCTGGAAAACGCCCGCATCGCCGCCGACCGCGCCCGCTGGGCCGACTTTGTGCTGAGCATGGGCGGGCTGGAGCTGCCCAAAAGCGAGCACCTGATCAAGCTGGCCAACATCATCAAGCCGGCCGCCAGCAAGTACGGCGAAGACGTGCCCAAGCTCTTTGGCCTGCGCACCGCCGACGTGACCATCAGCGTCAACGGCATCACCACCGGGATCCTGATTGGGCAAGCCGAGGCGCAAACCCGCCACCAGGGTTGGGAATTGTCCCGCACGGGTCTTGGCGAGCGCAGCGAGCGGGGTTCAAGCGGCGGCAGCCGCGCCCCTTGGAGTTCTGACAATAACTGTACGGGGGGATCTCAAACGGCAGTGAAAGATCCCTTATCAAAGGAATTGGCCCTCCTCGGCCTGGACGAAACAGACCGCCAGCGGCTGGAAGCCGGCGCCGTCATCACCATGGACGGCCTCTTTATCAGCATCCGCAACAACACGCTGAGCGTCAGCCGGGAACGGCCCGGCCTGCACCCGGCACAGGATCCCCTGGCCGAGTGGGAAACCAGGGAATTCGACGCCATCGAGCGCGACCGCGCCGCCCGCTACCGCCGCGACGCCCAGCAACTGCTGCACCGCGGCGGCGACATCGAGCACTGGCTGGCCGCCATCCCCGCGCAGCACCAGCAACTGGCGCTCGACCAGGTCACCGAACTGGTCGAGCAAATGGAGTACGAGGCCAGTTGGCAAGAGCGTGATGCCGGCTGGGGCAACGATGAAGACGAAGGAATGGAGGCGTTTGCATGATGAACTACCAGATCACCCACCACGCCGCAGAGCGCTACCAGGAGCGCCGCTGCCGCCACCCGCTGTTTATGGTGGCCGACCTCAGCCGCGCCCGCCCGGCCACCAAGGCCCGCCTGCGCAAGGCCGGCAAATGGCCCAGCACCGGCCAGCGCCTGCTGCTCACCCCCGACGGCTTCGCCTTCGTCGCCGCCGGCCCGGTGATCGTCACCTGCTACAAGCTGAGGGAGGGCTGACCATGGCCCTAGATCACAACATCGTATCAGTATCCGGCGGCAAGGACTCCACGGCGCTCCTGCTGCTGGCCATCGAGCGCGGCGCCGAAAACATGCGGACTGTATTCGCCGACACAGGTCACGAACACCCGGAGGTATACCGCTATCTGGATTATCTGGAGGCCCGCCTGCAGCTCACCATCGAGCGCATCAAGCCGGACTTCAGCCGGCAGATTGCCCGCCAGCGTGAAGTCGTGCAGACCAAGTGGAGAGCTGAAGGGGTCAGCGAGCAGGTCATCCAGAACGCCCTAGCGGTGCTACACCCCACGGGGATCCCGTTTCTTGATCTGTGCATGTGGAAGGGAAGATTCCCTTCGATGAAGGCCCGGTTTTGCACCACAGAGTTAAAGAAAAAACCTATAGAGGAGCAGGTTCTCGCCCCGCTGTTGAACGACCCTGACACCCAGGATGTATACAGCTGGCAGGGGGTTCGTCGTGATGAAAGCCCAGATCGCGCCCTGCTGGTAGAGCAGGAGGAAATCGGTGATGGCCTATTTGCCTATCGGCCGATCCTTGACTGGGCAGCTCAGGACGTTTTTGACTTCCACCGTAAACACGGCGTGAAGTGGAATCCGCTCTACGAACAGGGTATGAGCAGGGTCGGCTGTATGCCCTGCATAAACTGCCGCAAGAATGAGCTTCAGGCCATATCCAAGCGGTACCCGGAAGAAGTGGACAGGGTGGCGGAATGGGAGCGCCTGGTCAGCCAGGCCAGTAAACGCCAAGGCAGCAGCTTTTTTGGACCGAGCAAGATGCCCGGAAGCGTCAAGGGACTGAGCCACGCTGAAGCACAGGCCCGGCTCAGCATCCACAACGTGGTGGAGTGGTCCATGACCGGCAAGGGAGGTCGCACGTTCGACCTGATCGCCATGCTCGACCCCGGCGAAGGGTGCGCTAGTGCTTATGGACTGTGTGAATCCGCAGCAGGGGGAAACTGACCATGGGCCAGACCACCCCCGAGCAAGAGGCCGCCTGGGCGGCCCAAAAAGCCGAAAGCCTGGACCGGCACAAGCGGTGCCGCCAGTGGCTCAACACCCGCGACCGCCAGCGCATCACCGCCTGGCTCAACACCCTGGAACCCGCCGAGCGCGAAAAGTGCCGGGCAACACTGAATAGAATGATGGAGAAAGAATGATGGCTAAATACAGCGGATTCACCGTAGAGCACATGCTCTGGTTTGTGGCTCAGCAAGGGCTGAAAGTGGAAGCCAAAACCGTCGAGGTCGCACCGGGGGAAACTGGCTGGAAAATCACACTGACTGGGGATGAGGTGCAGGTGTTCGATGGCACCACCCTGTTCATGGCCACCATGAGGGCCTTTAAACAGTTCTCGGATCAAGCCACTCGGGAACGCAAAGAAGCCCAGGCGGCCCTGAATAAGATCATGCGGATGGCCAGAAAGCCAAACCACCCCGACCACGAACTGTGCTCCGTCTGCTGTGGCTACGGCTGCACCGAGGCTGGCGACATTTGCGAAGGCTGTGACGGCAGCGGCAGAGGCGAGGTGGCGCAGTGACCCCCACCGAACGCAAACGCAAAAGCCGCGCCGCCGCCAGGGCGGCCGGCATCACCAAGGTTGAGGTCATGCTGGGCCCGGCAGAACTGGAGCGGCTGCAGCAGCTGTGTGAAATCCGGGGCGGCGTGCGCGGCCCCTACACCGCCGACGAGTTCATCAGCCTGCTGATCCACCGCAGCTGGCAGCATCTGCAAGGCCAGCTGGCCGAGCTGGGCGCCTGCGCCCACTGCAACAGCGCCCTGCCCCAGGGCTGCGCCGGGTTGCTCAAGGGCGACAGCCGTTGCTGGCATACCGAACAAGCAAAACAGTTAGAGTTGTGACATGTCACGCCGTGACATGTCACAAGAATAAGGAGTGACACCAATGCAGCAAACCACCACCGAGGACGCCCTGCTCACCCCGGAGCAGGTCAGCGAAATGATGGGCATCACCCCCAAGACCCTGCGACAGTGGAACCAGAGCCACCGGCACCGTCACCTGCTGGCCCCCATCCGCTTCACCCACAAGCTGGTGCGTTACGAGCGCCGCAACGTGCTGGCCTTTATCGAAAAATGCCGCAGCACCTACTGACCGCGCCGCCGCCGGACAAGCGCCACCTGGGCCAGGATGCTGGCCTCATGGGCTTCGAAGGCCTGGCGCTTCAGCGCCATTTCTTCCTGCAGTATTTCATCCGAAAAGTCGTAATGCTCGGCCATGGGGTCGGCACTCTTGTCGGAATGGTGCAGGCACAGCTGGCTGATCTCCCGGGTATCCGACCGGGAGTAGCCCCTGGCCCGCATCTGCGCGATCACGTTGCTTTTTAGAAACTTCCGGCAAAGGGTGTTGAACGCCCCCGCCCGCCCCTTTACCGTGCCGTCGTGCCGCACCCCTTTCACCGCCCCTTCCGGGCTGTAGGTTTTGATCAGCTTGTCCAGTGACCGCTTGGCAAAAGGCAGCATCGGATCGCGCGGCTGCAAAAACACATAGTCCCTGTTGCAAGCCGGCGCCGCATCCCGCCAGGCCGCCTGCTCTTCCAGGATGGTTTTCATCGCGGCGGTAACCGGCAGCCGAAACTCCTTCTGGGTCTTCATCGCCCCACGCATGCCGGTAACCCCTTCCGGGTAGGTGATTTCTCTCATATCGCCGCTGATGTATTCCCATTTCAAATTGCACACGTTAACCGGGCGAACCCCGGTCAAGATCATAAAGCGCATGGCGTTTTTCTGATGAATAGAGGTGCAGGCGGCGACGTTCATCCATAGCCTGCCGATGGACTCGATATCGGTAAATAACCGGGTGGGTGTGGGGTGCTGTACCCGGGAAGAGACATAATCATCCGGCACACTGGCCGCTATGTTATTGCCGTTGCTATACAGCGGCGACGCCCACTTCCAGACTCGCCGCAGCTCCGCGAACAGCTCCAGGGCGTGGTTGTTGCTGCGGGTGACTATCCACTCGTCCACCACCTCCACCAGGCGGGGGTAGGTCACGTCAGCGAAGGTCTCCCGCTCGCCGAACGCCTGCCGCACCAGGGCCGTGCGGCATAGGTAGGTGCGCAAGCTGTTCTCCCCCAGCTTGCCCCGTGCCACCTTCGCCGCCAGGTCGCGCTCGTAGGCCTCGATCACCGCGTGCACCGCATCGGACTTAAGCCCGCCGGCGGCCAGTTCGGCCGCCTTCTCCCGGGCAATGGCCAGGGCCAGCTCCGGCCACTCCCCCAGTTTTCGCCCCTTCAGTCCCATCGCCTTGGGGAACTCGGCGTAAAACGTCACCTTGCCGGCCTTGCTGAAATCGATGCGCAGGTAACTCTCCTTCTCGTACTTCGACCGCCGCGCCTTGCCCGACGCCGCCAGGATGATCTTGCCCGCCGCAACACAGGTCCGCATGTGCGAGCTGGTGTAGGGTGGCTTGCAGGACTCCCACCGCTTCAAAGCGGCCAGATAATCGCCATCTTGGGTGGGATCGGGTGATTGTGTTACAGTTCGCGCCAT